ATCATTAGAGAAAAAAGAGGCAACATTTTTGGGTAAATATGTTGCCAGTTCATAACCCCTTGAAATCATTAGCTTTTTGGGATTTAACTACCATCAGCTAACCCATTGAAATCATTAGCAATCCCCCCCATTTTCCTATATGCAAGCCAAATACCCCGACCAAAACCGGCGTACTGTATGGACTAGGGAAATTTCAACAAAATCCAAAACTTAACAAGAGTGTGTCAAAAAGAACACACTTCCTTATCAGTAATGATTCGCAAAAGCCATTTTCTGTAGGTGTTCAATTGAAAACGGTTTCTTTAAATATACCCTATACTTACCTCAAAAAAAACCGACTTCAATTGAAGTCTAAATGTCAATCCTCAAAAAAAATGTAAGCCCTTAAACCCTTACTGGGATTATGTTTCAACAATTTAACAGATATATATATATATTTAATAATAATAATATTATTTATTTATTTATTTATATACATATATATAGGCTCTTCTCTATTTATATATTTTTTTATATTTCTATATGTATCTATCTTTTTCGGCTAAATTTCTGTCAAAATGTTGTAAGTCCCTCGTAGTAAGGCCATGCTTTGAATTGTAAAATGTAAGTCTTGACAGTTAGTTTTCAATTGAAGTCGAAAAAAATTAAGGTAATTATTTAATATGATTAAAAAAAACGAGTTCAATTGAACACTTACACAATTTGCCTTTTGATAATCATTCCTAATAATAAGGTGTAATCACTTTATAAGATGTGATAACACTTTTTCTTAAAAAGAAACATACCCACGCCCTCCTGGGCGCATATACCAATTAGGTCCAAGGTGCCTGAGATGGTATTTTGGGACACCACCGGGGCCAGATTTTTGATCTTCTTTGTAGGTCATATGACCTTTTAGGGGTAGAGTCTCATAAATGATAGTAGTAAAAACTTCCTCAATTTCTCAGGATCTATACCAAATAGATAGATTCTTTACAAAAAGGGGTGTGGGTGGAAGGGAGAGGGGTTAATGTTCACTATTTTGTGAACATCCATTATTAATGGACATTATGGATTTGTGGGCAGAAAGGGGTATTTTCTACCTTCCTAGTATTAAAAACAAATATAGCTTGTTAACCAAATATATAGTGGTTAACAAAATCTATTTCCCCTTGATTTTTAATAAACACTTTGTTAAGAATAAATCATGAATTTCAATAAATTTTGGTCAAAGAGGCCAATAGTAAAGAGGGAGGGTGATAGGGTTTATGTATCGGTGGTTTTTACTTGGCACCTTCCCGATATGATAAGGCTTAAAGATTATTATGAGGATCAGGGTAAGGAAGTAATTATTGGGGGACCCGCCGCGAAGCTTTATTACAATCTGGATGAAGCATCCCCCATCAACTTCTTAAATATACATAATCCCTATGCCACATTTACCAGCAGAGGATGCCCCGAGAGCTGTAATTTTTGTGCCGTACCTAAAATTGAAGGACCCTTAAGAGAATTAAGGGTATGGGAACCTAAATCCATTATCTGTGATAATAATTTTCTAGCTTGTTCCAAGAAACATTTTGATGGGGTTATAGACAAGCTTAAATCATTGGAATGGATAGATTTTAATCAAGGCCTAGATGCTAAATACCTGACTGATTATCATATATCCAGGATCACCGAACTTAAACTCCACAAACTGAGACTAGCTTGGGATGATATAAATGACGAAGTGCAGTTTATGGATGCTGCCCAAAAGCTCATAAAGGCAAGGATTCCCAAAAGAAAGACCTCGGTCTATGTTCTGATCGGTTTCACCGACACCCCGGAAGATGCACTTTATAGATTAAAAATGGTTAAGGATTTGGGATTCTATACAACTCCAATGAGGTATCAACCCTTGGATTGCTTGGAGAAAAATAGCTATGTGGGAAAAAACTGGACCAATGAGTTACTTACAAAATATATGCGATATTGGAGCAATCGGAGGATTGTGGAAACAATACCCTTTGAAGAATTTGATAACACAAGGAGGGGTACTTGCTGGAAGAAGAAGGGGCAACTGGATCTATTTCCCCTTGACACCTAATTAATAGTTTGTTAGTAATTGTAAAAATATCAATAAAGGAGAAAAGAACTATGATTTTAACTGAACAACATATATTGGAATTCCGAATTGAGCTTGAGGAGCTAATAACAAAAAGGGAGGGATGGGTTGTCACCAATCAAGAAGACGAATTTCATCGCAGGCTCCCAAGTTTTAATCAATATGATTTTGAAAACCTTGAGCAACAAATGCGTGAGTTAAGGCAAAGACTGATAAGTTTAGGTGAAAAATAGTCCAAATAAAGGAAGCACCCCAAAGATGTATCGACATCCTTACATAAACCCCGATATTTTAATACAGGAGCATTATAGATGAAGCAGGCCAAGGGTTCTCATGATTGTGTAGCTGCTGTGGCTGCCATGGCAACTAGCACTACGATTGAAAAATTTAAGGAATTTTTCGGTCAAAAGGATGCCTATTCTGACTGGGAAGCCTATATTTACTTCATGCTTCACGGCTATACCTTGGGGGTTGGGGTAAATATTGAAAATGGTGTAGATCCAAACAAGGTGGTATTTCGGATAGATTTAGACATAATACAGTTCCCAGCCTATATTGTTGTTGAATCTGAAACCATTGAGGGGGCAACACACGCCATTTATTGGGACGGAGAGATTCATGATCCCAATCCCGACTCACCGGATGGACGCTCTTTTTCCAGTTATAAAATCAAAAAAATCATGCCGATTAGTAAGGTAAAAGATTTCACAAACTGTGAGAGAAACAAAATTATAAGTTTAGCCACGTGCCTGTATCATGGGGAAGTAGGTGGGTAGGTTAAGAGCCATGGGAACCTTAGCCGAGAGGCCGATTGGAAAGTGGGTGTGAATCCCACCTTCCCCTACCCTATTTTTTATATGTGTGTTAAATGAAAAGAAGTGGGTGGCCTGAATCCGAAATAGAATTAGCAAAACCAGTGATTCAATGGCTTCAAGATCACAAATGGGAAGTGTATCAAGAGGTTCAGATTTCCGCCTATGGTAATATTGCAGATATCGTGGCAGTTCAAGGGATAATTGTATGGATAATAGAATGCAAGCGGTCATTAAGTATTGCCGCTATAGGACAGGCTTTTCATTGGAAGTATACTGCCAATTATATCTCTATAGCAACTCCATCTCGTTATATAAGACGGGCTACTTTTGGGCCTGAGATACTTCAGGTATTTGGCTTTGGGCTTTTAAGGGTGCATAAAACTTGGGATAGTTTTGATATTCATGAAGTTGTTCGGCCACAATTAAATCGGAAAAGAAATGATAAGGTCCTTAACTCTAAATGGCTTCGGGATAAATTGGTAGAGCCTCAAAAAACCTTTGCTGAGGCAGGTAATCCGAATGGCCAACGCTGGACACCCTTTCAAGAAACTTGCCATAAGATTTTACGAGAGGTTGAAAAACAACCAGGATTAACTATGAGGGAGCTTTTAGAGAGAATAAATACACATTATAACTCTATATCTACGGCTCGCACAGCCATTGTTAATTGGGCAAAGCAGGGTGTGATAGATGGTGTTTGTGTGAGATATGAAGGTAGAAAAATAAGACTATTTCCGACTTCAACATTTCCTCTTGACAACGAACAAAATGTTTGTTAGATACTAATATGGTCTATATGAAAAGAGAAGAACTTGTTAGTGAAATCAGGCAATTAAAGAAAGAGGTTGAATACTGGAAGAAACGCACAGAATACTGGAAGACAAGGGCTACTGAGCTTCAGAAAAGTTTAGGTGTAGAGGTCATCCAACGATTGAAAAAGATCAAGGAGGAGAAGATACGAAAAGCATAGTTGAAGAATTTGGGGAGTTTTTAGATCTGAGGCTTGAGGCAAATAAGACTTTGTGTAAATCCTCAACTGAAACTGGGGATAAAGAGCTTAGGCGGAAGGCCATAACTCGGTGTATAGAAATAGAGCGCATTAAAGAGAAATTTCGGGAACTATTTTATAAGGAGTATAGGGAAAATGAAAATCCTTACGATTTCTAATAAAGATGTCTTCAAGAAAGACCCTGCCGAACTCAAGGCCTATATCCAAGAGAAACTAAAGGAGGCCGGATTCAACCTGACAAGGCCCATAAAACCAGAGCTTCTATCCGACAGTTGGGTTTATAAGCAGGAGGATGACCCAGAGGTCTGTGCCATTGATCCCCATAGTTCATGTGAAGGTATCATTCCTAACGACTATTGTGAAGATTGTGAGACTCCCTGTTGCACCATGGCGGAACTAAAGTCCTCCGCAAAAGAGCAATATAAGGAAGATGGAAAAAGGATTGGTGCGAAAGTAAAATGGGTAGAAATTAATGATAAAAAATCCTAATTTTTTGTAAATATTCGTCAAGAATTGCACAAATTGCATAAAATGCCTGGAATAACGATAAAAATGGAACTTGATAAGAAAACTCCTAAAAGGATTCGTTATAGGGCTTCTCAAAAGAGGATGTCAAAGCATACCCTGCTTTCTATCCAGAAAGATATCCTTATGGATGCTTTCGGCAATGATATACCTGAGAAAATCAAGGTATGGGTGGAGGGATAGTGGCTGCTAAGGTTTATTTCATTCTATATCTGGCTCTTTTTCTAAAAGGGAATTATGACATTTTATCTAACACCCATAGATATGCACCTAAGGTCCTTTTCTGGTTTCAATTAGTGGTTACCTCTCTGTGTTTACCGATCATATATTGGGCGTTTCGGCACCTTTGGGAGATGTGATGCGGTGTAATTTCTGTGATGATAAGACTTTTCAGGGACATAGGATTTGTACCCTAAAAAAGAACCACTTTGCTATGTGTGATGGGGATAGGTGTATCCTACCATTTATAAGAGAAGTGCTTTTAACCCCAAAAGAACCAACCTATCCAGCGTCAAAGAAGAAGCTTATTGATTATAAATCTCTCCAGTCCCATTTTGAGACATTCTTCAGTAATCTTACTGTAAGATACGGGACAGAACTATTTCCCATAAAAGAATTGGCGAAGAGTCTGGTTAATTTGGTGAAGAGCCATGAAATGGAAAAGTAAACGAACCATCAAACAACATCCTAAAGAGCCAAGTGTAAAACGAAGTGTTATTAAAAAGGCAGTTAAAGAGGTAATCTCTCGTAGAAACAAAACGAAAATCTATTTTGCTGCCCCATTCTTCACTATGGCCGAAAGGCTATGGAACAAAGAAGTGGCAACCCGTCTTCGCAACCATGGGTATGATGTTTTTCTTCCACAGGAATCAGAGGCTAATGTTGCGAAAGAAGACGAGAGAGAAATCTATTTAAGTGATGTCAAGGCTATTGATGAAAGTGATATCATCGTGGCCGTCATGGATGGTTCAGACCCAGATTCCGGCACCTGTTGGGAACATGGTTACGCCGTTGCAAAGGGAAAGCTTGTTATATGTATTAGGACTGATTTTAGACGAGTGGGGCATACTTCATTTTTCAATCTAATGATGGAACAATCAGCTAATATGATAGTTTTTGGATGGGATGACAACATTAATCAGTTGGTTGAGCAGATCGTTGTCAGTCTTAAAATCTTTAGTAGGAAGGAGGTAAGGAGATGACAATTTCAGAGGCTTTGGGCTGGATCAAAACTTTGAAGGCACGCCATAGCGAGTTGGTAAATCTCAGGGACCAGAATAGCTGGCGGGAGACCAGACGCTTAGGTGCTAATGCTGACAAAGAAGTTACCCAGGAACCCACTTACGATGTGAAAGAACTGGATCGTGGCGTGGCCAAGATTGCCCGGGAAATCAGGCGACTTGATGAGGCTATTAAAAAGACGAACGCTACCACTGAGGTAACAAGTTACACCAAGGATGAGAGTGTACTGGATGTCTTTTAATTTTGGCCTATTTATCTACATTGAGGCGGGGTGGAGCGAAGTGGCTAGTCTCCTAAAGCGATCTGGGGAGACGATAATAAAACTAAGGGATGCAATTATAGCATGGGCAAGCCAGCTCTTTGTGTGTTGTGAATTATGGCCGGGTTTGCCGGAGCAGGATTATGGATTGTACCTATAGAGTTGGTTATAAATTATTGACCAGCCACTTGACCACCCCATTTATTATTTATTTCGATAGGTTATGAACAAACTGTTTGTTTTCATTGGCGTAGATCCTGGATGGAAAGGGGCTGCGGCCTGTTCTATAGGAAAGCTTACTTTTGTTCAAGATTGCCCAGGCGATCCCGGGGGCATTGGTTTTATAGTAGGCCAATGGACAAAATATCAAAAGACCCATGAAATCCATGTACTTGTAGAGAGGGTTCATCAAAGCCCCACATTTGGAGCGATAGGAAATTTTCGCCTTGGTCAAAATCTCGGGTCGTGGGAAACGGCTCTTGCTATCTATAATATTAGCTATGAAACTGTCACACCATTAATATGGCAAAAATTAGTTACCCATGAGGCAGGGGCTAAAATCAAAGAAAAGGCATGGCGCTTCGCAAAAAGGAAATTTCCATTATTGGGCGATAAGCTCGGCAATAAAGTTCCAAGTAAAACAGCCAAGGCTCAGGGTTATGCCGATGCCCTATGTATTATGGCTTATGCCATGAAGGAATTTAACTTGTAAATCCGAGGGTGAGAACAGGGGTTTCAAGGATGGATATTTTTACTTTCTGGTTAGCTTATATCGTGCTGATAGTTGTAACTATTATTATTCTTTTGCATAGGAGATTAAAATGACTTTCATAGAAAGATATCTGGAGTCGGTCCATCCTGCCAAGATAGGGATATCCTTTCTTTTTATAATAGTGGGTGTGTTGGCCATGCTTGTGGAGATTGGGATACCCATGAGATTGAAAGAGCTTGTTATGTGGCAGGGCTGTATAGGCCTTGTGCTGATATTATTGGGTAATAGTTGTATTGTTTACCACCTTCTCCAGTGGAGGGGTCTTGATTTACCATTTCCATTATCTAAGGGAGAACACTTCGGGGGACATGAATATTATGGGGGGATACTATCTGTAATTGGGGCTGCCATCATATCGGGACAATATATTGGATTGGGTATTATTTTATTGGGTTTTGTCTTAGGATTTAGAAGGGGATGGAATTTTGGCTCAATGGAGAAAAGGATATTAGAATGATCAACAACATGTCTGTACCATTATTACTTACTCTTTTCCTCTGGCATACCTGTAGAGACGAGCCCGTAGAAGCACAAATCGCGATGGCCAATATGATCAAGAATAGAATCGGTCATTATGGTAATGATGCTATATGGAGACATGAATTAATTAAGGCTTTCAAGGAATTTAGCATTAAAGAAGTATCGGAACTGCCCAGAAATACGGATGGTCTTTTAAATCAACTTACATGGGTTGCCAATGGGGTTCTTTATAAGCTCTTATTGGACAACACCAACGGTGCTTTGTACTGTCTTACCGGAAAGGAATACTATGGCAAAGTTGATCATCCTTCATGGGCTAGGGTAGGTAATATGAAGGGTGCTTATAAGAATTTGGTATTTTTTGGAGGGGAAGATGGATAAGGGACATTGGTTTGCAGTGGGTATTATAATCGGTGTCATTCTTATGGCACTTATTATTACTTGTAGTCATGACAATAATACGGTGAGAGTAATAACAGACGATAACATAGCCATAGTCAAATGGGATGATACACTTTATAAGCTTGAAAAGCTGGCAGGGGATTAAGAAGGGGAAGGTAAATGGATTTAAAACAAGCTTCAATAGAAGAGCTAAAGGCAGAACTGGAAAGAAAACAGAAAGAGAAATTAAAACCTCCTGAGCAATTAGAAAAAGTTAGTTTAGGATCCCTACGAAAGATTTGTGAGGACTATATTAATTTCGTTGCTACTGATGATTACCATGAGGATGATGAATGGCTCAAAATAGATTTCGGCAACGATTACGAACGTTACATTTACGAAACTGCACTAGAAACCTTTTATGGCCCAGAAATCTGGGATTTTATTAACAAGGAGAAATGAATCGAACAAAAATAGAATGGACTAATTACACATGGTCCCCCATTGTGGGCTGCTATGGACCCAGTGGTTCAAAAGAACATCCAAATTGCTGTTCATACTGCTATGCCAAAGCCATCGCCAGACGCTTCGGCAAAACCGATGCAGAGCGTAATTTCGAACCCACATTCTATCTCGAGCGCATAAAGGAGCCCTACAAACTGAAAAAACCTTCTAAGATTTTTGTCTGTTCAATGTCGGATATGTTCGGTGACTGGGTGCCAGGGTATTGGGTAACTGAGATTCTGTGGGTTATTTTAGAGAATCCACAGCATATTTTTCAGATATTGACTAAAAATCCCAAGGGTTTGATTCACGACTTTTGGCCATTTCCGAAAAATCTTTGGGTAGGCATAACAGCAGACACCAGAAAACATTATGAAGAATTCTATCCTTTATTATTCACATCCACCCCCAGAACAAAATTTATTTCCTTCGAACCCCTATTGGAGGATATGCCCCATCCTTTGGATTTGAGACGAATTAATTGGGTGATTATCGGATCAAAAACGGGTCCGAAACCCCTCATTCCATACCCAGCAATGGTGGAAAATATCATTGATCAGGCGATAGAATACAATATCCCAGTTTTCTTAAAAGACAATTTAGGCAATGTCCGCCTTGCAATGCAGGATAAATATAATAGAGAGTTTAGGGAGTTTCCATGTGCGGAAAATAGATAAGATTTATTTGGATATTCTTAGTCGGCTAAAAAATCCCAAAACTAAAATTGAATGGAAATGGCTACAGGGATGTGAAGGTGAGGTTGAAGAGGCAGGCAATGATAAATTTGATAAAATATTTATCACCCCAGGATTGATTATAAGGGTACTTATCCATGAAGCATTACATTTAGAGTTTCCCGAGTGGAGCGAAGAACAGGTTTTATATTATGAACGCAAATTAATGAGCCGCCTAATTCTTCGGCGTAGGAATGCCCTATTTCAAGAAGCATGGAAAAAAATAAAAGTTTTTGGTGGGGCTGGAAGAACCAGAAGCATGATGTGAGGAACCAAATTTCTTATGTCCAGCCCCCGGGATTTTTCCAATGAGCGGATTACGAGGCTACGATTTAACTATTAAGGACGTTATAGACATCCTTTGTCATTATAATATGAAGCACTGTGAGTTCCCCTTGTCCTTTATTTTAGAAAACCATCCAGATTTCGAAAATGAGTATTTTGGTGGTTGTGCCATAGATGATAAGAAGACAATTTATATAAATTCGGATAGCTCCCTAATAACTAGAAGAAAGGCTATCATACACGAACTTTACCATGCCTATGCCTATTTAACAGCAAAACACGATTTGTATTCTTTTAAAAAAATGGAACAAGATACCAAGAAGGCAACGGAGAGGTTTTATAAGAAGCTATATTCTAATGCCAATAAAACTAACAAAAAGTTAGTTAATAAAATAGGAGGTGTGTCATGACACTAGACGAGGAGATCAAAGAAAAACATCAAAAAATGCTCTATACCGTTGTTCGTGTTAGAGCCAAGGAAGCCGGTGGTTCGGGAACTATAATCTATTCCGAATCAGATCCGAGGGAGGAAGATGCCTTTGAAACCTTTGTCCTGACCAACCACCATGTCATTGAGAAGAATATCGAACAGGGCAAGGAGTGGAATCCTCTCTTACAAAAAGATGAGAAAAGGGATGTCTTTTCCTTGGTTATGGTGGAACCCTTCAATTACAAGTATGTATCGGAGTGTATTGGTACGAAGGGGGGGGTGCAGGCGGATATAGTTGCATACAATAGGCGGATGGATCTTGCACTTCTTAGGTTGAGGGATATCGAAAAATACAGGTATGTGGCTAAGATGTTAGCAAAAAACAAGATTAGAGAACTTAAGCGGTTCGTAAGGACCTATGCTGTGGGTGCTACCCTTGGCCACCCTCCATTGGCAACGCCAGGGGAGATTACTGGTCTTGAGGATGAAATTGATAACTATATTTATTTTTGCCAATCGGCCCCTACAAGTTTTGGAAATTCTGGTGGAGCTACCTTCCGTGCTGATACCATGGAGTTTATCGGTATTCCTTCCCGGATCAGTGTTATAGGTTGGGGTAGTCCTATTGACTTCATGTCGTATTTCATTCCCATGCCAACCATCTACAAGTTCTTTGACATGAATTATTACCAGTTTCTCTACGACAAGAAATACGATTCCGTCAAATGCGAGCAATTGAGGGAGGAAGCTAGGGAGGAAGCTAAACACGAAAAAGAGACCAGGGCACTAAAAGAAGAAGAAGATTAATGGCCGTCAAATCCGATAGTCTCATTATGGTGGTGAGTAATCAATTGTATAGGTATGTCCCCATTTATCATATGGCACCAAATTATGAAATTCTGTGTTATTCCAACGGGTATACTGAGATAGTTCGAATAAACAAGAACGAAACATATTATTCCATTAAGCTGGTTGGGATACTTGTTAGTCGCTGTCATGGGGATAAATGCAAGGTTAATGAGATCTGGGGAACGGAAAATCAGTTAATGGCTGAGGCTGTTTTTGTTGGTGATTCTGATATGTGGACCATCTTATGGAAACCAATTTCGGACTTGCATGTAGGAAAACATTTAGTGCTTTGTAATTTTAATGAAAATGGTTTTACGGGACTTGAACATGGGCGGATTGATGTGTTGGGAGAAGCATATGGGACTTACGATGCCTGCCATATTCAGGTTGATAAGCCTTGGGCATATGTGGTGAATGATTTTTTAGTGGTTTGATAGGAGGAGGCTGTTATGAAATTTGTCAAAACCCCGAGGGGAGATCTTAAGGAGGTACTCTATTTATATGTCAGGAACAGGCCACAGCTCTGGGTTGTGGTTGAGGAAAACAGGGATTTTGCCGAATATCCCCTATATAAATGCAAGCGTGTAAAAAGCGACATACCCGAAACCAAGGAGGTTTAAATGGAAACAGGTAATGTAGAAATTTTGAATTGCAGTATTGATTATAGCGATTATGGCCATGCCACTGGGGATAGCACTGGGCAAGTAACATATCATGTGGGTGATATTGTCTGGCCCTGGTACGAACAAAATATCTATTATCCGGTCTATCCCAACTGTTATACCTATGTCTATGGTACTTGCGAAAAATCCAAGATCGAACAGGCCTTCAAAGTGGTGCAGAAGTTGCTGGAGATGAAGATGATTAAAGAGCCTAAGAAAATCAAGGATTTTGTGGAAGTAGTCAATAAGATAGCCGAAGTTTTGTAATGAAGGTTTCTGCCATCAAATGCCCGATCTGTAAGGATATTGTTTTTTCGAGGGCTAGGCATGACTATAGATCCTGCACCTGTGGATACTGTGCTATTGATGGTGGCTTCAGTTATAAAAAAGTAAGTTGGGGGTCACCCGCCTCGCATGGTGGGGGAGAACCACCGATTGATCTGGACATTGAGGTTGATGCTACCCAACAAGAGCTTTTTGATGACTGGAATCACAGAAAAGATAAATACGGCTTGATACAGTTAAAAATATATATAGCCTCATCTTGGAAAAATTGGGAGATGGTTCGGGCAATAGCCTATTTTTTAGAAAAAAGAGGTTATCAAGTTGATGATTTTACTAATTCAGATAAGGGCAGATATGTATTTGATTATAGAGAAATAGGTAATAAGGATTCTTTCAACGCTATAACATTCTTAGAGGATATTCGTAGTCAGAGGGCGTTTAAGGAAGATAAGAAGTGGCTTGATTGGGCCAATACTTGTATTTTGGTTTTGCCAGCAGGCAGAAGTGCTCATCTTGAAGCTGGTTACATAAAAGGCAAGGGTGGGTATTTAATTATTTACCATATCGGGGGCTTCCCACAGGGCGAATTTGATGTGATGTATGGTTTTGCCGATGTATTAACTCCTAATATAGATTACTTGCCATATGCGTTGGAGAAAATAAGTAAGGAGTAGTTATGGCCAAATGGGTTAGTACAGAACAGCTTAAAGACATCTTCAATTATACCCGAACCGACTCCGTGGTGAGATTTGCTAAAAACAAGAATGTCCAGAATAAAGTTATAAAAGGTATTATCCATTGGGACTTTGAGCAATTCAAAGAGGCATACGAGTCAAAAACTACTATCATTACTGGAGACTTTGAAAGAGACAAGGAAGTTATCAGGCTCAGGGACGAGAATAAGCAACTCAGAGCATTATATAAGAAGGTCCAGAGTAAGGAGGCTTTTCAAGATGAGATACTAAAAATTATAAAAAGCGATGTCCAAGCCCTTCCTCTGGCCCCCTGGAAAGAAGTGCCTATTTTAGAAAAAGGGGTAGATCCAGAAGAAGCTGTATTGTTTGTTAGTGATCTACATACAGCAGAGGTTGTTGATTATCAACAAATGGGTGGACTTAATCAATACAACTTCCAGCTTTTCCTAAAAAGGCTCCAATGGTTATCGGACAGCGTAAGGCATATATCAAGAACACATTTATCCAACTATAAGTTCGAAAAATTACATTTGTTATTGGGAGGAGACTTTGTGTGCGGAGACATCCATGATGAGCTAATAGAAACATCGGAAATGAATGTCATGGATGCATCTTTAGCTTGTGGTTTAATCATGGCCCAATTTATCCGAGAATTCTGTGCTGAATTCAAAAAGGTCGAAGTAGATGGGATTGTGGGCAATCACGGCAGGATAAGAAAGCAGAAATATTATAAAAATAAATATGCGAATTGGGATTATGTGACATATCAAATTATTGGTGCTTTATTGAAGGATCAACCAAATGTGAAATTTAACTTTCCCAAATCCTTTTTTCTTATTAAGAAAATCAATGGATACAATTTCCTATTGTTGCATGGTGATGATATTAGATCATGGATGGGTATCCCGTGGTATGGGGTTAATAGGATGGTGGCACAGTTGACTGAAATCTTGGCTAGTAGGTCTATATTTATTGATTATGTCTGTCTAGCCCATTTTCATAATACTGCCACATTGGATAAGTGTATTGGGGAAAAGATGATTAATGGTAGTTTTGTCGGTGGATCTGAATTTAGTTTGGGTAAAACATTCCAAACTTCTGATCCCAAACAACTTTTTTGGGGTGTCCACGAGAGGCAAGGCGTGACTTGGAGATTTCCCATAAATCTAAAATTCGGGGATACTAGAGTGAAGAATATTCGCTATATTTGGGATAGCAATATACCCATAGGGGAGCAGATGAGATGAAGGAGGGATAAGTCATGAAACCAAAGACAGGGATTATGTGGACAAATGAATCAAGAAGCCGAGGGTTTGAGGTTTTTATTGTTGATATGTGTACTGATGAGGCACATAAAGATTGCGTGCAAGAAAAGGAATGTATCTTTACTGGTGATGAGGATGGCCTTAAAAAGTGCAGGGCTTTCAAAGTAACCATAGAGGATGCAGGTTAGTTTTGCCCCGGGTCTATACAAATGGTTAGTTCAGATGATTTTAGGGTAGGCGATACCGTAGCTCCTTTAAGCAAGAAAGGATGGTCCTATGGAAAGGTAATTAAAGTAAACCCAAGGACCGTGCTGATTCGAGTTGAGCATCCGGTAGGTGGCTTGATTAAAGAAAAGAAGGTGAGGTTAAGAAAAATTGGCTAAACTCAAATGTCCCATTTGCAATTACGAAAAGTCCAACCTTGTTAACCATGTAAAGCGAGTTCATGGTCTATCGCCAGAGGAAGTCAAAGAACAATACCCCGATGATCCGTTGACTTCCGAGGAAGCCAAGGCCATGGCAAAGAAAGCAAAAGCACTTTTTCAAGATTTAGAAGGAGAACGCAAGCCCGATATAACGAAAAAGCAAAGGGGCAGAAGGGTGCCTGTGGCCATGTCCGAGAAACAAGCCGAGGAACTTCTAGCCGAGATAGAAAAATTTGATGCCCAGAAACGAAAAGAAATGGCGGATATTGAAGAAGAACTTAAGAAATATCCCGACTGTACTCAGAGGGATATGGTAAGAGATTTAGTTTTGCATTGTTTTTTGGGTGATCAATTAATTAATTGTCCAAATGGAGAACAAAAATGTATTAAGGATATACGGGTGGGAGATTATGTTTTAGATTCTAATGGGTTACCGCAACAAGTTATGAAGACAAACAAAAGAAGATATATAGGTAACATGTTAGTGATTAACACTTATTACAATCCTAATAAGAGTTTTTTACTTACTCCGAATCATCCAATATTATCAATCAAACGGAATAATATTAAATGTAAAAAATATCCTTCTATTATGCAGATGTGTCCGACCAAACAAAATATAGACACAGAACAGTTATGTATAGATTGTAAATATAAACAACAACCCATTGGCGGTGTAGCATATTCTATTGCCAGTTGTTTAGAGGTAGGTGATTATATTGCAACACAAGCAGAGGCCCTAAATAATAAAAGCTTATTGTTGTTAGGTTTAAAACCATTAATTGTAAATAATGTTAAAGAAATGAAAAACATTAATGGTTTTTTAGGTGGATATGGTACAAGAAACCCTCTTAAAAAAAGAATACCCTCACATATAGAATTATCTAATAGAGTTTTAAGATTGTTTGGTCTTTATTTGGCAGAAGGTTATATTATTAAAGAAAATGATTTGTTTGGTGGGGTTGGATTTGGATTTCATATTTTAGAAGATAATTTGGCTAAAGAAGTTTTAGATACAATAAGTAGTGTTTTTAAAATAAAGGGGAAAATATACAAAAAACCAAAAACAAATAGTCAATCTGTAGTTTTTTATAGCCGTTTACTTGCTGAAGTATTTTATAATCTTTTAGGTAGTGATGCACAGTATAAAAAGATATCAAAAACTTTATTTTTGGGTTGTTCCGCTAAACAATTGTTACAAATAGTGAGTGGCTTTATTGATGGCGATGGGCATATATATAAGAGGGCACGTAAGGTTTTATGTGCATCCATATCAAAAACCCTAATTTGGCAATTGTGGATTATTTTACGCAACAATAATTTTGTTCCATCCTTAAAACTATTTTCTAATAAGGTGAATAAGAGACAGGCATGGTCGCTTTGTTTGTATGGCGATGATGCTTTGAAGTTTAGCAAACTGGCAGGAAATGATAATTATAACAATGTACAAAAACATCCACGTAGTTCCCTATATTTTTGTTATATGAATAAGGTTTTTGTTCCCATAAAATCAATTCAAATTAAGGAGTTTAATGGTTTTGTTTATAATTTGGCGGTTAGAGATAATCCAACATATTTAGCGAGTAATTGTGTAGTTCATAACTGTCGTATTGAGTGGAAATCCTATATGGCTTTCAAGAGGCAGTTAATAGATATGAGAACATTTACCAGTGATTTCGAGCGCGATAAACACTCGTCAATAATGGCTGCCCTCGATCATCTGCGAGATGCCATGAAGCAATTAAATATTTTCTACAAAGAGGGTCAGGAGCAGGAAAAGACCTCAGATATTGTCTATAAAGTCTTTGATGATATGGAACGATTTGTTCAATCCCATGTGGGAGAATTTTCGTTCAGGTGTAAGAATTGTAACCATATAATTGAGGCAGGGGGGTTACCTAAAGTCTATTACGAATACACAGATGAAAAGGGAGACACTCAGTATCATGTTTGGAGTGAGAGATTATATAAATTATTCAAGAAGGGTATTATTGAATACTGGACCATACCATATATATTTAATCAAGGAATTCTTAGTGTGATTTATACTTTTATGATTAGAAATTCCATTAAAGATACTGATATTGGCTTGCGTCAATTTGGGTTTACATGGGAACAGTTAGAAAAAGAAGAAAAATTGCTATTAAAATTTAGAAAGAAAGATGAGGTGGGGAGGCTGGAAGAACCAAAATTAAGATGTGAAGAACCAGATGAGTAATGTCCAGCCCCCACCAAAAAGGAGATCAAACAAAATGAGCGAGATATCCAATCGGGTAATGTTGCAGGAAAGATTTGATGACGGCTCGTCTTGGTATTGTGCAAGTTGTGCTTGTGGCCACCAAGACTGTAATTTGACCCTATGGTTTGAACACAGCGAAATAACGCCAAACATGATAGACCTTATCATGTATGAAAAATTAAAATATTCATCCTATTGGGCAATCCCGGATACATGGTGGAATAGGCTTAAGGCAAGGATGTCCGGTGTTTTGAGAATCCTATTCACGGGTTATGTGGAGGTTGAAGAAGGCTTTGTATTCCACGGTGAGGAGCAGATTAGTACATTTATCCAAGCGTTAGAGGAAGGGAAGAGAAGATTAAAAATCAAAAAGTCAGTGATTTAATAGTTCACAAGACAAAGAGGCTTATCCGACAACATGTTTGCCCCATGTGTGGCAATACCATGGTGGATGGATCCGATAAGAATAATACAATGTTTTGGAAGTGTAGGCATTGTGGCTGGTCTGTGTATGACTATCACCTAGATACATTCGAAACTGCTCTGGAAATGGTTGGGTTAACAATAGAGTCAAAAATCGAACAGGCCAAGAAGAGTCGATATGTTCAAAAAAGCCGTTTTAATGGATATGACTTTAAAAAGGCGGATAAGGAATGCAAGGAATGTCTTGGCCGAGGCCATCTGGATTTTCAAAAGATATGTTCAAGATGCGAGCTACGAATGAGGATATTAAATGACCATGATAGACGAGATAATAGCGGTAATAAAGCAATACGACCCACCGGAAAAGGTACTGGAGAAGGTACTAAAAATGGTCACGACACGGCTTAAAAGGGAACATACCCTGCTTCCACTGGATGGCAATATTTGCTGTGGTACTTGCCCGGAATGCTCTGGGGTTTTGCATAGTGATGGTGGGTGCCTTTTTTGTGAAAATTGTGGTTTTTCGAAGTGCGGGTGACAATTGTAACAAACAATGTCCAGATTAAGCCTTAAACAAAAACTAAAAAAATTCAGATCCACATCTCTACCTGAAGGATGGAAGAAGGAATACACATCCTATTCTGTATTGCGTGGCAACCGAACCATGTTCAGTGATTTCTGGGGGCCGAGAATCTTTGGGGTCAACTTTACCGAAACCCGATATTATCAAATCCCATGGTTATTGGTTGATGATGGAAATGTCAGTAGTGGAAGGCAGACAGGAAAATCGAAGGTTTTGAATCTGAAGTTACTTTATGATGAGATCAACACAACAAATGAGGAAAGATTTCTTGCCACATTCCGTGATGCCCATGTCAACGACCGCCAGAGAGACCTTGAGATGGCCCACAACCAGGAGCCATTCTTTATGGGATTCTTGATGACAGGTAAAATCAGGGGTTCTGTCATAAAGGAGGCTGTAAAGGAATGGAGGTTTATACATGGTGGCTATCTCTTTCTGGCAAATGTGGGAGATGCGAAGGTTCCAGCCTCAATACTGGGCAAATCGCCAGTGAAAAGGTATCTTGAAGAGGCTGGTGTCTTCCCGAGTAGTGCATGGAGTAAGTTTTTTCACACTAGGTCTCCAAAAGGATGTAATGATTTCTTTGTAGGGACATGTGATGTAGTGATGACGGGTAGTCCGCTTTATTTGGCTGATACTATTTATGATAAGTTTAAGGGTGGGCGCTTCCATACATCAAAAAGAATGGAAGCTAATTTTTCTATCAGTGATTTCAATGAAGCTAAAAAACAAGGTGGCGAACACAGCGATAACTTCAAGAGTCTGATAGATGCCGAATTCACCACATTATCGACCTATGCTTGGGATATAAGGGCCGTGGAGAAATGCTTCAAGGATGTGCCGGAATACAGGAGAACCACACTTAATCCCGAAACCATAGGTGACAAGAAACCACATCAATTATTCTATGATCTGCCACAGTATATTGAGGGAGATACCTATACCATCTTCATGGACCCTGCGGGAACCCAGGCATCATTGATTGGGGTTTTTAGGGGGGAACGATTAATTTTTAGGGTTGAGCTGATTGAGAAAGTGATTTTGCCCATTCAGGCCGACATACTTGATTACCTCATGACATACTATAATGCGAACTTTGCTGGGATTGACTGTACTTGGGATCCGAGCATAGCGGATTCTTTAATTGCCGAGGTTAAGGATGAGTATAAGGGCAAGAATTATAAGGATAGGATTGTTAGCTTTACCTTCCAGCAGAGGGTGGTTACGGGATACGATATACATCCAGACGATGGGGATAAGCTTGAGCATATGCAACGGATGGTGGAAAAGAAAGAGATGGTTAAGGATTTGGCCATAAGGCTTTTAGCAAACGATCTAGCTAATGGAGTTCCCGTATTGCCTAGAAGCGATGAGGCTGAGATCAAGGCCGATTTTGAGTCTGAGGTAGAAAAAAGGTCCATACTGACTGGCAAGCCGTTGCTATATACCCCTTCAAATGTGCATTTTCCTGAGATGATGAGGGTGAGGGCTTATACCCGTTGGGTCAAGACTGGTCAACAGCCCGAAAAACCAGGGAAGAAGTCTAGTGGTATTGCGATGCCGGAGTTTGGGAAAAGAATATGGGGCTAACAAAAGATAAAGATTTTCAGAAGGCGGATCTGAGAACCAAGGGGGATCTTCTTGAAGAGGCAATTTCGAGGCTTAGAGAGTTTTTTGACGAGCAGGAAAGAGAATCATCTTCGGGTAGTATAGCTTTCCATGGCAGATATGGCAAGCCATTAAGATATAAAACAGATATTACGAGGGATTTATGAAGGTCCAGTTTGAGGGGGATAGATGAGAGGTTATGGGAAGGAGTTAATATTAGATTTACATGAATGTGATGTTTCCTTATTTAATAGAAACGATCTTAAGAAATATTTTAAGGCAGTGTGTAGGTTAATTGATATGGAGCAAGCTAAATTAGTATGGTGGGATTATTATAATGAACCAGAAAATTATAAAATAGCACCTCCACATTTAAAAGGCACAACTGCTGTTCAATTCATAATGACCAGCAATATCACCATTCATACCCTAGAGTTACTTAAAAGGGTTTATGTCAATATCTTTTCCTGCAAGGATTTTGAGGCACACAAAGCGAGGCGATTTACTGAAAAGTGGTTTAAGGGAAAGATTGTAAGGAGTCATACGATAGAAAGGGTTTAGAAATGAATGTTGTTCTTATTGTTCCAACTGGTATAGGAGCTGAAATTGGAGGTCATGCTGGTGATGCGAATCCCGTTGCAAAATTGGTGGCTTCTGTTTGTGATATTCTTATTACCCATCCTAATGTAGTGAATGCATCAGATATAAATGAAATGACAGAGAATACTTGGTATGTTGAAGGAAGTATGCTGGATAGATTCCTTTGGGGAGAAATTCAACTTCAGAGGGTTAAAAGCAATAAGGTTATGGTTGTTGTGAATCCACCCGTGAAGAATGAAACAATAAATGCAGTTTCGGCTGCTAGGACAACCATTGGTCTTGATGCTTATATTGTTGAATTAAAAACACCCTTGCAATTAATAGCGACCATGGAGGATGGTAGAGCTACTGGCCATGTATTAGGATATGAGGAATTAATAGAACAAGTTCGTGGTTATGATTTTGATGCATTGGCTATTACAACCCCTATTATGGTTGAGAAATCAGTTGCTTTAAATTATTTAAAGAACGGTGGGGTAAATCCTTGGGGAGGAGTAGAAGCAAAGGCTTCTAAGTTAATTTCTCTAGCATTGAATAAACCCGTGGCTCATTCCCCAGTGGAGGATACACTTAATTTTAATGAAGTTGTAGATCCAAGGATGGCTGCCGAAGTTGTTTCAAAGTGCTATTTGCATTGCATATTAAAAGGTTTGCACAGAGCACCGAGAATTGGCACTGGTTTATCTTTTAGAGATATAGGTTTTTTGATTACACCAATTGGTTGTGTGGGCGAACCCCATAGAGCTTGTCTAAAGGCAAACATCCCCATTATAGCAGTTCAAGAAAACAAGACTTGTTTGAATGATAAGATGCCAGATGAATTTATTCTTGTAAAGAATTATTTGGAGGCTGTTGGGATAATACAGACTGCAAGGGCTGGAGTGACTTTAGAATCTGTCCGTAGGCCTGTTTCTTATACGAAGGTTAAAAGAATCGGAAATATATGAAAGGCTTTAGAGAACAACTCTTGGAATGTGAGAAATCTGGTAACCTGAAAGAGATAGAGGTAAGTTTTCCCTGTTCAGTCTTACCCCATAAAGGACCTTTGATCTATCTTTGTAAGCAGAAATTGTCTCTATGTATTAAATATCTTGAGCCATGCCATTCCGGTGTGTGTTATGCCGAACGAGAAAAGGAGATATTGGATGGACGAAAGCTATAAAACAATCAAAGTTACAGTGGATAAGTGGATTAAGGCAAAGATGGAGGGTAATTATACTTGTCCCGAATGTGGAAGTATTTTGTTAATAGTTTCTTTCGTTGGAGGTGCTTATGCTTTTTGTTCCAAGTGTAAGGAATATTTCGTAGAAGCAACGACTTGTCAGAAATGTGGGATGGATTATGCTCCCCTCCAATTACATATGTGTGAATCACTAAAAGATGCAAGATAGAAAATTACAAAAAGAATACAAAGATCAATTAGCCAAGGGCTATACAGTCGAACCCTTCTATGCTGAGACGGCTGTGGCCGACATTGATGGAGGTGTTGCTAGGTGGGGTGATTTTATTATCATGCCACCCTTTCTTAAAAAACCACGCATATGTACCATTACTACCATTAAACAATGCGAAATGGAACGGGCGTGGAGCTTGCAATATAATGAACAGAATAAGGGTAAGAAAAACAAAGAGGTCTATTCGCGGGGTGATTGGTTGATTGAGAATATACTTAAAGATTTAGATCCAGATGCCTTATGGGAACCCATGGAGCTTGAAACTATCCCGCTTACGGGCATTGATGCAACTGATAAAGATATCCAGTTTTGTATCATGGCTGAGAGATTAACATTGGAGGTTTTGAAACAAATAGCAGACTGGGCTGAACAATATAAGCACATTATTATAGAGAATAAGAAAATCACCATAGACCAAGGCTATATTCCACCCACAGATGAGGAATTAATAAAGATGGAGGTAAAAGAAAGCGGAAGCGTGGTCTGCTTGATATAAAATGGCCAAAAGAATCAATATTGTCGTAAATGGATGTTTTGAATGTCCATATTACCATTGTGATGAACTTGGATGGGTATGTGCCAAGTCAGATAAGTTGTTGGAACTTGGATATATAGAGAGGCTTGAACCTAATCAGATACGTGATTCAAAATATAAATATCCTAAATGGTGTGAATTAGAAGAATATATGGATCAAAGTACGGTAAGTTAACAAAAATGTTAACTTATTGAATTTAGGGTTATCGTAACAAGAGCCCGCTTAATCCTTTGAGATTTGGCGGGCTTTTTTATTTTGGAACCATGATGTTTTGTAAAAACTGTAAAAACAGAGATTCCTGCAAAAAAGCTTGTCACGACCTGAATAAATACCTCAGTAAACTGACAAAGAAGCAGTCAAGAAAAACTGTTTTGTTTTCTTCCGTACCCGGGAGTGATGGAGAATCACCATTGGAATATATCATTTTTAAAGAGGGGAATCCTTCATTCTGGCCCAGTGGAGATTACGATACACATATTATCCTTGACCGATTGAAGCCCCAGATTATGTCCCGCCTTTCGCCACGACAAAGGGAATGCGTGGATCTCCATTACTATCAGAATTTATCTACTTATAAGATTGCGACAATACTTGGCATCTCACAGCCCTGCGTCATGAATTACCTCAAAAAGGCCAAAAACAAGCTTAGGGGGTTATTACCTGACGGATAATGAGAGCGTAAGCCAAGATGCCCGTTCAGGATAAGCGGGCTTGGTTATTAAAAATCCTACAATAACTTGTATGATTCCAGTCAAAAAACTGTATGAATTCATACAATTCACCCCATCCGAGATAGTATCTCGGATCAATGCTCCGCAACGGAGCATTCATAAATAGATATGTCGATGCCGATTTTCTGCCCCGATGCTCACGGGGAAAAAGAAAGTAGTATGTCCGCAGGCAAACTCATTATAAGAAGTGCCTGCGGTAGTTGCAACCTACTTTCTAGGAGCCAGAAATCGGTACTATTACAAGCTGGGAGGGTGTTCGGCCACTCGACCCAGCATTTCTACTATTACTAAATGCCTAAAAAATTAACTGGTGTTAAAGCACCCTTCATACCCCAAGGTTCCCCAAAGAGCTTTTTTGGCTCTGCCAACCGAACTTCCTATACCGATCAGATTCAAATAGATTATTCCATTCCATCCTCCTATTACGAAAAAGTCAAAAGGATACGTACCCACTATAAGCGTGATCCCCTGTTCAGATTCTTGATTGACAGGACAATCCAATTTGCCACTACACAGTCCGAATTTGAAATTGGCATTGAGGATACATCGTTCTGGCAGAAGTTAAAGGATAAAATTACTAGGAAGGAAAAACAGAGAAGGAATGAGGAAGATGTCTGGAACCTCTGGCCCACCAAAATCAATGCCATCATACCCCTTGTACCCAACGGACTAATCCATGTGCAGCGATGGTTCTATAAACATCTTCTCTTAGACGGTATGGTGGTGCCGGAGTTTAAATGGAATAAAATTCAACTGGGCAGAAAGGAATACAAACTTCCCACACAGATCACCGTGCATAAGCCCACTACCATACAAATTCTTCAAAAGAATGAATATTTTGGGAGTGAGCAATTGATCAAAAATGTGGGTCGAATCACGAAGCGAACACTGGATAAGGACGGTAATATACATACCGAACAATCTACCCAGGACAAATATGAAACCATACATCCTATTGGACAGAGCAAAAATGACCTTGAGGGTTGTTGTATCCGTTTCAACTGGACACCCGGGGATCTTTCTGATGCGGATTTAGGCATAAAAAAATCCAACTCCGCTGACAATAATTATCCCGACATCCCCTTTATTGATCTGCTTCCCGTGCTTATTCTCAGGGAGGCCTTATTTGCCTCAGACCTTTCCATACTGAATGGGGTTATTGAGTATTTAATGCTTTGGAAATTAGGAGACAAAGATAACCCTCCCGAGCCAGCCAAAAGGGATCCAACTTCCGGTCAGGTCATACAGGGCAAGGAAGGGGATATTTATTGGTTTAAAAAGGCAATTGAGGGACAACTTGCCAATGTCATGCAACTTTTTGTGGATTATCGTGTTAATCTGGAAATCAAGACCCCACCCGTGGAAACATTAATTAATAGAGATAAATACATTCCTTCCACAGTAGAAATATTGCATAGGTTCGGGATATTTGGGCTTTTGGAGCAGGCCGATGACGAGGTGTGGGAATTTAACATTGCCAATTTCGAGGAATTATTGAAGGATTTAAGGATGTTATGGATTGGATTTGTGGATCTTCTTAAAGGGGAGATCTTAAAACGCAATCCAGAGCTAACAAATGAGCCGAGACATGTCATGAGTCCGGTTAATACACAGACAACAGAATTTAAAAATGCCCTTCTCCAACTTCGGAAGTTGGGCCAGATATCATGGGAAAGCACCCTAAAGGGCTTTAATTTGAGCGATAAGGTTGAACAAACAAGGATTGCCAGAGAACTTTCTACTGGCATTAAAGAAATGCTTGATGAAACCTCGCCCATCCAATTTGCACAACGCACAGTAGATCCTTCGGGCAAGGTTACTGAAAACAAAGACAAATCCCCCAAAAGGGGTAGACCAAAAGAAAAACTTGAAAAAGAGTAAAAAAATAATTGTTCTTGATCCTGGTCATGGGGGAGCAGACACGGGGGCTAGGTTTAAAATGCCTCCGATTTTGGGAATATCTGAAAAACCTGCATTTATATATGAAAAAGATATTGTTTTGAACATTGCCCTACTTTGTCAAAATTATATGGAAACTTTGTTCAAGAATGTGGAGGTGTATCTGACTCGATCTGGAGACAACTATCTCAAATTAAACACCCGCACTATAAAGGCAAGAAATTGGGGGGCCGATGCCTTTGTCAGCGTACACTGTTTTCCGGCTGGTACAGAAATTACTATGGCCGATGGAGTTATAAAACCCATTGAAGATGTTTTGGTAGGAGAATATGTGATGAACTCCTCTGGGATGCCGACCAGAGTGAAATCTACATACTCTCGGTACTACTCAGGACCATTGGTCAAAATTAAACCCTATAAAAGTAATCTTGAATTGTTGCCTACCCCAGAGCATCCGATAGCTTCGGATTATGGGGGCAGTTCGAAACAATGGGGTTATATTAAAGCGAGAGATCTCAAAAAAACTCAACGTGTTGCTTTGCCGATTCACTCTTTTACTGTTCCAATTTCGGAAATTGACCTTGCTCAGATCTTAAGGCCTATTTACCATTTTGATGTAGAAGATGAGCAAATTTGGATAAAAAGAAGTCTATTTACTAAAAAGCCACGCAATAACAAAGCAATTCCAAGATATGTCCATATTGATAATGATTTATTATGGCTCTTGGGTATCTTTTCTGCTGATGGTTCAAATCAATTGATTAGACATTATGGCAAGATGAGTTTTGGGTTCAACCGAGACAAAGATAGGAACAAAGCTACAAGGTGTGCAGAAATATTCAAAAAGATATTTGCAATTGATATGGTTCTTAATGATCGAAAAACAGCCCATGTGATTGACGGATACATCCTCTCCTCGGTTGTATGTCAGTTGTTTGATTATCTGGTTTCTGGCAAAGCCGAGCATCGTCATTTGTCTTCCTTGCTGATGTTATTGCCACAAAAACAACAGCATCATCTGCTTAATGGATGGCTTGATGGTGATGGAACAATATATCCAGATAGATTGAAGGGAGATTCAATTTCCCGAAGTATGCTTAACCAGTATTATCAAATTGCCTTGCGATGCGGAATGCATCCTAGTTACCAAAAAATTGAATTCACATCGGGTTACGGGAGTACTAAGCCAAACCACAGGCTGTCATGCTCCGCCCACGACTTATGTGGAGAAACACCAAAAGCGAATGTATTTTATAGACAATATCCAAAAGGGCTTGCGGTAGAACTTAAAGACCTGAGTAGACTTGATTTTGAGGGTGATGTGTATAATCTCGAAACTGATACAAAATCTTATGTTGCTAACAAAATTGCAGTCCACAACTGCAATGCTGATCCCGATGAGGATTTTCCAGATATGCCGGAGGCCAGTGGTGAAGAAATCTGGGTTTATAGCAAAGAAAGTAAGGGTTATGCACTGGCGCAATCAATAGAGAAATATCTTAAAAATATTTTCCCCAAATCTCCATATAGGGGCATTAAGGAAAGTAAGAGTCTTTATGTACTCAGGGAAACCGCTATGCCAGCCTGTCTGGTGGAGTGTGGCTTTATAGATGCGGTAAAACGAGGAGACCTCAGTTATCTTATTTCAGGCGAAGGACAGACCGAGATAGCGGTAGCCATAGCAGATGGCATAACGGATTATTTATTGGAAATGGATGTTCAAAGCCAAAATTAAAAGAGAAAAAAATCAGGGGTTTATCTTTTTATGGATATATCCCCGGAAAATCGGCAAGTTGTATATCTTCAGGATTACATTTTGCAACATAAGCCTTCGTCTGACTTGGTTTAATAGCCCGAAATTCCAATGGTTTAATAGCTTAGAAATAAAAAGATAGGGAGATTTCATGAATCTTAGGGATCTTATTGTTGATGAACATGGCAAGCTTTCGCAGACTAAAATATGTTATTGGGCTAGTTTTATCGTTATTATGTATGCCTTTCTAAAAGATCCTTCATTGGATTTTGCTATAGTTCTAAGTATATATGCAGGTTTAGGCAGAGTAGCTAGTAAGACCCTCCAGACAAAATATGGTCAAGTTATACCAAATGGTTAATTTCTTTAAGAAATTTTGGAAATTCGTGGGTGTGGCCTTTGCCTTTCTGCTCATTCTGTGGGGTGTGTCCAAAGTTAAGAATAAGCAGACCAAAAAGGCCGAGATTGAACAGTTAAAAAATAAGGCCAGAACCCTTGAGAATATTAGACTGACGGATGAGCAACGCAAAAAAGTTGCCCAGAAGATAGGCAAACTAGACAACGAATTGAGAAAGATTGATCGGGATATTGAGACAACCGAGGCCAAGAAGAAGGATAGAGCAAAAAAGATTTTAGATATTGAGGATGCCCAAGAAGCTGTGGATGAGCTTCAAGGGGTATGGGATAAATAGTGTATCGTTTTTTCCTATCCATAGTTTTAATTTTTACCCTAATTGGGTGTGGCCCAAAACTTATCAAGTATGATCCTAAAGAGCCACAATCATTGGGAAGAATAGAATCCTATACTTTAGAACTTGAAAACCTGAAGATTGATAAGCCCATTCCTATTTTTCTAACAAGGGATGGACAATTAATAGATGCTAAAAATGCAGAAATTATCGGTTATCTCATAAAAGAACATAACAAGATAACTGCCAAGATTCTTCAAGGAAATGAGTACCGGAAGATAATTGATTTATTGGTTAAAAAAATTAATGTGCAAATAGAGATAATAAATAGCACCCGTGAGTTTGTGGAACTTGAGCAGGTTCAAAAGGAAGCATATCGGAAATTATGGATTGATAGTCAGAACATGGTCATCACATTAGAACACCAGAGAAAATGGGATGATATCATCCATAAGGCCACGACTATTCTGATGGCCATAGGGATGATAGCTATAGGAGTATTGTAAATGGACCCAATAATCCAACAGATTTTGGAACATGTAGCAAAGATTAATGATGAGCTAGGTGGTGTACAGAAAGAGATGGGAAACATTAAGGCAGATGTTGCAGTCCTAAAAGCCCAAATTAATGAAATCATTTGGTTACTTAGGGCATTGGGAAGTGCAGTTCTACTTTGGTTTATAACACGCCTTGGCTCGGTAACACGTTTTTTTAAAAATCTAAATTTAAACAATTCTTCTCAGGTATAACTAAAATTCGCTTGGGAGGAGAAGGAGAGAAAAGAAATGCCAAGACCACATAGTAATTTAGAACCCAGAAAGGATCCTTTTGAGATTAAAGTAAGAAGCCATCTCAGAATTAAACCCGTTTCTGGTGGTGTAAGGATTTATGAGGATGGTGCGACTACAGACTACATTGAGATCAAGCATGATGGGACAGATTTTAAACTTACCCTTAATGCAGGCGCCGTGAAGCTTCTTCCAAAGTCTGGTGGAGTGATAGTTTTCGAGGATAATGGCACAGCCGATTATATTACCATTAAAGATACCGGAAGTGCTGCCTCTATAGAAACAAGTGCCAATGCCCTGAGTATTAAAGTTGGTGCCAATACTGTAGATATCCAGCCCAAGTCTGGTGGAGTGATTATTTATGAGGATGGTGCTGTTGTCGACAAAATTACCATCCAGCATGATGGTACGGATGCCAAGATTTCATGGAATGCTGGTGCAGGGAAATTCTATCCTACCTCGGGCGGTGTGGTTATCTTTGAGGACGGTGGAACTGCTGATAAAATTACCATTCAGGATACAGGCACCGCGGCTGCTATCACGGCAAGTGCCAATCCATTGACTGTGGAATCAAAAGGTAAACTCACCCTCAAACCAGATTCTACTTCTAAGGAAGTAGTAGTTGGTGCTGGCGTGGACGGCGATCTTTTTGGTTTTAATGACACCGAGAATATGGTCCAGGAAATCAAAATCAAAAAGACCATTGATATGGGAACCGCAGCAGATGCCTTTACGGTATATACCGTTCCGACTGGCAAGACCCTTTTGCCCCTATGTGTTCAGGTCAGGTGTGATACCGATATCACAGCTACCGACAACAAGTATATGGGTGTGGGAGTAGATGGAGCTAACAGAAGGAGAGATTTTGGAATTTCAGCAGCAGCCGCATCTAGCAAGTTTGCAAAGAATGTCAAAATTACATTCTTCAATTCTCCCGAGAATACAAGCCAGGTAGTTGTTGCAGCCGAGGTAATTAGCCTTATTTCATGTACCGATACTACAGATGCCACAGCCAAGGATGCAGCCACCATGGGTGGAACTGGCGAACAATGCACCGTGATTATAACTGGATGGTTAGTTAAGGCCCTAGAAGACGCAGCTTAATAGTGCGTAATTAATGAACAAAGTGTTTGTAAATGAATCGAATAGTCTGGCAGTGCCGTGGATGTAAACATGTCATATCCACGGCCTGTCAAGCCATATCTTATTGTGAGATTTATGCCTATCCATTGAGTAGGTGGCGATTGGGAAAGTGTCCCATGGCGACTCACATTGAGATTAAATCACAAAAAGGCAAATTTATGAACCCGTTAAAGGCATCTAAGAGAAAGGCTAAGATAAGCAAGAAGCAACAAGAGGCTTATTCGAGAATAGGGAGTGGGCAGAAATAAAACAATACGATTAGAACTAGCCCATAACTTTCGGCTGGTAATTCTACCACCAATTGAAGAATCAAAAAAGGGTTTAAATACTGGGGATAACCAAAAGAAATTGCTTTCACTTATCAGGGAATCCTCAGAATTGGTTAAGAAGAAGAGGTAATCATGCCAGAGGCCGTAGAAAAATGCGTTGAAGATCGCATGGGCGATCCCAAATTTAAGACATACTATAATAAATTAAAGAAGAAGAAAGGCAAGGATTGGGCAAAGCAATATCCCGATGCCAGATCCCTTGCGTGGGCAATATGCCAATCCTCATATCAGAAAAGTAAGGAGGGTAATATGGACCCCCAAGGTTATAAATTCCAAGTCTTAGGTTCTATTCAGGAGGCCGATCCTGCCGAGATAGATTTTGTTGATAAAGATACCATTGAGCAAATCAAGGGCTATGGTGGGGTTAAGATTTTAGTTTCGGATCTTATGATGCTAGAAACTCCAAGCCAGCACGAAGGCAAATCATTCTGGTTTTCAGAAAAGGCCATTCGACCCATTTTGGGATCGCTGATTACAAAACCCGTTGTGGTTAATAACGATTTTACTGGCCACAGAGATGAAGACGGTGGCTTCACCGTGATTGGAACGAAACTGGGTGCGACTATCAAGAAAGATGAGCGTGGCAAGTTTGTCAGAACCGCTACCGTTATCTGGACTGATAGATACCCTCGAATAATTGAACAATTAGAGAAATTTTCTGATCTAATCGGTGAATCCTATGAGCTTTCTATTCCTTTATCCGGGGTAGAAGAAACTAAAGATATGTATAAAATCATGGAAGCTACTTCCTTTGATGGAAGTGCCCTTTTACGGAAAGATCATGCAGGTTTTGAGAATACTCAGCTTGTACTTTGGGCCAGCAAGGATGGTGTGGCAATGGATATAGATCAGGATAAAGACAAGGTAGGTATCAAGTTCATATCGGACAAGGGGGCTTCGGATATGGAAGGACGTGCATTACAGGATGGGAGTTTTGAAAAGGTTATCTATGATATTCGGATGGCGGCTAGTAAGCAACAAATTGTCTGTAATCATGCCAGAGAAGACTATTGCCCCGAGAGCGTGGCCACGGATCCGAATAATGTAATTCTTCATTGCTGGAGAGACAGCAAATACTGGAAGGTTTCATATTCCATAAAGGACGGCGAGGTTTCCTTCGGGAAGCCGAGCGAGGTCAAGGAGGTTTGGGTAAAAGCGAATTTTAAAGAAGAGATTGCTCTTAGGGGGGCGACCCTTCGACATACTAGAAAAACAAAAAGACCAATGAAAGGAGGTAAGAATATGCACTATCTGGAACTGAAAGCAAGCCTCTGTGAGGAGTGTTCACCTAAGCTGGAAGGCTCAATCGAAGCTGGCGAACTTATCCCGAAAGATAAGGTTCAAGAACTTGAAATTGTGACCAATGCTAATACTGAAATTGATAGTCTAAAGAATCAGGTGAATACCCTTACGGAAGAACGCGATAATTTCAAGACTGAGAATGAGACCCTGAAATCCGAGAAGGAGTCTCTTGAGAAAGAAAAGAATGACGCCATAGTTGCCAAGAATGTGACCGATGAATGGGAAAAAATCAAGGCCAACTATAAGGCTGAGGATGAAAAGAAGGTAAGGGAGATTCTGGACAGGAAGTTCAAGGGCGAGGCCAAATTCGAAGACGGCCAGACCTTAGAGGCCATTAAGATCAAGGGGTCTGATGATCCTGGAATTTCTCAGGGCAATAGTTCAAAACCCGGAACAATCACACAAGAGCAAGCCAAGAAGATGGCTTCTAATGTGAAATGCTAATTAAGGAGGTGAAAATAAATGATACTAACGAAATTAGGTGGTTATAAGCGAGTTGATTTCCCTTGGAGGGGGAATGTATCACGCAAGGAAATCACCATTGCCAACGACAGAGCTATGGTTATCCCCGAATTCTGTCTCATGACCAGAGAGAAGGGAACCAATAAATACAAGTATATGCCGTTTATACCGGCTGCGGTAATTACAACCGTTACCAATACCACCAACTTCATCTGCGACATAAAGAACGAATATAAGCAGTTCTTCAAGGTTGCTGATACCGTGGTAGTTCTGGATGTCAGCGATGACACCTATGCCACATTTATAGATGAAGAAGCTGCTGGTACATACACTGGCATCACCATAGATGCCATTTCCGCAAAGGACGGTGGAGCAGGCGGAACTGGGTACACACTTATAACCTGCACTGGACAAGTGCTTGATGCTGGCTGGACAGCAGCCGCAGGCGATATACTTTGCTTGTCCGAATTCAGCTATCTTGGTGGAAAGGAGCTAGTTCTTACTGACCATGCCATAATATGCGATGGCGAAGGCGGGGAGATTAATGCCGCTGCCATTTATATCGCCGACCGCATCATAGCAAGTCAGGTGTGGAATAGTAAGTATGTGCTGAGAACCGAGCTTGGAGCCGCTGGTAGAAAATTTTTCTTAGATTTTAACTACTATGAGGCTTAACAAATAGTCAATTAAGGAGGTGAAAAATAGATGAGCTATCTTGAAAACGAGATATTTCAAAAAGCAGTAATGGATGCGATATTTGACGAGATCGTTCCTGCCGACCCCAATGTGACCAGGATTCAGGAGGCGTTCTATCCTGAGAAAGCCTACGATAACATGGATCTTCTGGCATATTTCAATCCTACCACATCAGGTATGACTCTACCTACAGAGCCAGGTGCAGACCCTCGTTTTGTCAATTTGCCCGCAGGTTGGTATCGTAAGTACACCGTAGGGTATTTTGGTGAGGGTATGAAATGGGATAATAATCAACTCACAAAGGTAAAGAATCCCACCAAACCCGATCAGCTCTGGGGTCAGGAAATGGTTGCCAGAGGACTTGCATATCTCAAGTCCCGTTGGTTGGTGAGGAAAGAGTGGATGGCTTCCAAGATTTTGGATTCGGGGACATTTACTCTACAAGACAATGATATATACTTCAGATACAACCAAGGCAGTGATGTTGTAGCTACCCATTTGCGACTGGACGGTTCCGTTGCAGCCAATATTACCCATGAGGATTGGAGTAATGGTGGAACATGGGCTACAGCAGCCGATGCTACTCCATTTAAGGATATAGTTGGTATGCTCAATCTTTTGGCCGATTACGGACATGAGGTGGAAAGTATCTGGATGCGGAGAAAACTGGCCAACTACGCCATGAGATCGGCAGAGGCCGAATCATGGGTGGAGAAGGTTCCTGATTTTGCCGCAGGGATGCTGGCCTTCAACATTGAGAATTTGATGAAGAAGGCGGTCAGGGACGGCGTTGCACCGATTATTGATGATAGGGTGTATGAGCAGACTGCCATTATCCAAAATCAGTGTATAGGTGGAACCGATACTACAATTACAGTAGATAACGACCGTTGGTTTGCCAATGGAGATAAGGTTCTGCTTAGAAACTCCGATGGCGACCGCGAGTATGTTACCCTGACATCTTCACCATCAGCCAATGTTCTGACATTTAGTGGTGGATGCACCAACAATTACGGCAAGGGCGATAGCGTTTCCGTATATACGAAGTATATGCCTGCAAAGAAGATCATCTTCAAGTTCAGAAAGAGCGAGAATACCACAGCTATACTGCCTGGTGCTGTAGAGTTGGTTAAGAGCGAATCCGATATGGAAGCAAGAGTACACACCTACTCGGTTGAAGCGGGTGAAATTCCCAACAAGTATCTTAAGATTGGGTTGTTCGTACACTGTGGGTTGATCCATTTTTATGATAATTTTGCCACGCTCACCGTGTTAGTATAACTCCTTGGTGATTGTTTACTAGGAGGGCAGGATTTCTATGCCCTCCTAGTTTCTAAAATTATGGGCAAGTGGAGACAAGAAGAATATAAGACAGCAATGCAATTGCGCTCACAGGGATTAGGACCAACAGCCATTACTAAAATCATGGATATTCCCAGAAAGACAGTTGATGCTTGGTTATATGGAAGATCACCGACATATGATATGTCCAAAGCAAAACGGAAATATACATGCGATGAGGATTTTTTTAATATTATTGAAACCGAAGAACAAGCCTATTGGTTAGGTTACATACTGGCTGATGGTTGTGTTTATAAAAACCATACTAGGAAAGGATCAATGTGTCTTATTCTTCACAGTAGGGATAAGGAGCATCTTCCAAAGTTTAAAAGATCTATCAATTCAACTTATCCAATACACCCTAATGAGATACGTATATATTCGGATCGGCTTTGTAATGGATTGATCTCACATGGAATAGTACCACGGAAAAGCTGGGAAAAGACACTGAAAATTCAAGTACCGGATGGAATTTTAGCACACCATTTTTATCGTGGTTGTTTTGAAGGAGATGGCTGTTTTTGTTTTACCCAGGGTTCATGGTATATGAATTTTTATAATGCGTCTCTTAATTTTATTATTGAATTTCGAGATTGGCTATCTCAAAACATATTAGATAGGATCAAAGAAAATAAGATTTTTAATCATCGAAACGCATTTTATTTGATCTTCGGGGGCAATCGTATAGTCCTTAAAATAGCTCGGGCTTTGTATGAAGATGCAGATATTN